TTTTCTATACCTGCAAATCTTTCCTCAATAACTTTTTGTTTTTGTTCGGTATCACCTATACCGCCTATTTGAGCTTCTAGGTTATCTAATCTGTTAACATACTGAGCGCCTTGATAGCCAAAGCCAGCAAGCGTTGTAACAATACCAACAAGAGCTATTAATTGCGTTGTTTTATTTTCAAACCAATTCATTTCAGTCTCCTATAATGTTGGCTGTAATTCTTTTAATTCAGTCAAAGTTTTTATGCTTTGTCCTGCTAGCCCATAAAAAGCCGCAGTATTATCTGAAAGGTTGCTATTAGTATAAATGCTTTTTGGTTCATACCAAAATTCTTTTTCAGGTATGTTTACTGCTCTATAACTATTAAAACCTGGCAAAAAGCCCATAACCGCTATAATAGCGTTTTCTGAACCATACTCTCCAGTTTCTTCTTGTTTAGCTGCAACTTGTTCTTGAGCTGTTTGTAAGTTTTGAGCAATAATATTTTCAACGGTAGTTTCTGAGTCAGAATCAACAGATGCAATAGATGTATCCATCTGATCTTGAGTTGTTTCTGTTGTTACATTAGCAACTGTTACTTCTGTTGTTACCGTTTCTGTTCCTACTGTTGTTGAGCCAAAAGAAGAATCTGATACAGACATACTGCTCATATCAAGAACTTGATTGGTTTGAGCCGTAGATGATGCAAACTGATCTGACATGCTAGGGGAGCTGCTTGTACTAAAACCAGCTGTAGATGAGTTGTTTACGGCATTTCCAGCAGCCACGTTATTGCCTGTAGCATGTATAGAATTACCAGCGTTAGTACCGCTAACACTTTGATTTGCGGTTCTTATTGTAGATGCAACCACCCTAAGAGCCACTTCTCTACTAATTGAACTTTCACCTTTTGTATTTTCTCTTTCAGCAACTTCAAACTCTTCTTCAAATACATCTTCTTCTATAATTTCTTCTTTCTCTATTCTCTCTTCTTCTATTTCAGCCTCAGCCAGTCTTTCTTCTATAGCTTCAAAAACCTCCTCAACGACCTCTTCTTCAAAAATTTCCTCTATAAACTCTTCTTCTGGTTCTTCTAATACTGCAATATCTTCTTCTCTTCTAGTTTCTTCCTCAAACCATTCTTCTAATTCTTCAATAGTTTCTAGCTCAATAAAAGTTTCAGGCTCTCTAAAGTCTTCTACTAAAAATGTTTCTTGAAAAATAAACTCTTCAATAATTAAATCTTCTACAGGAATAAATATTTCTTCACTCGGCATTTCAAAATTTGGTATTAAGGGAAATGGATCTACAAAATCATCTTGACGAAACATTTCTTCAAAGATTATTTCTTCTTCAAACATAAACTCTTGTTCTTCAAAATGCTGTTCGTCAAATTCAAATACAAACTCTTCAAACATCGGTTCTTCTTCGTAGCCAAACTGTTCTTCTTCTTCATAACCGTAATCAAACTCATCTTCTTGAAAGTAACCTACGTCTTCTTGTTGACTGTAGCCAGGGCAGAATGGGCCATACTGAGGATCTAAATCGCATTGCTGGTCATCATATGCTTCCCAATAATAAGGGCATGATTCAGAATAAAGCTGGTCAATACCACATTGTTGCGATAAATAAGCATCGGCATACCCAGAACAGCTGGCATCATTAAGAGGATTGCTACAATCAATACCGTTGCCACTACCTGAGCCATATAAAGATCCACCATTTTCTAACGTGGTATTGATAGATGTTGCATTCCAATTTTTATTGACGCAAGAGGACGAGTTGGTCGTACCTGTACTGCATTCATCATGATAGTAGTAAGTGTATGAGTCTTCTTTTTTAGATCCTACTTCACCTATTAATACATCATGATTAATAATATTTAGATGGCCATAACGAAGATCAAACGAGTTGTTGTTCCATAGTATTATTTCAAAACTGTTGTCTGTATTGCTTCTGTTGTACTCTCTAAGATCATACCAACCGAATATCATTTTGCTTGAGTCTCCCCAAGACTTCATACGAGAATTGTTGTCTCTAATTAAATCGGTCCAGAAAGCGTATATGGTATAGGTGTGTTGCCCGTTAATAGGGTCAGGAGTATAGTCATTACAATAGCTACCACTAGCGCCAAAATGCAAACATCCATTCGTTGCCATCCTTGCTTGGCTAAATGTAGAGCCATAAAAAGTAAAATTAAAAGAAAGATCAATTGCAGGAGAAATGCCATCATCTGATACTGAGTATGCTAACTCACCCTCAAAGTTGTTGGCGTTTGTTTGTAGGTGATATAAGTCTTGTCCTGATTCATAAATGTATTGAGCTGATAAATTACTTGTAAGTAATAAACAACATATTATTTTAAAGCAGCGATACATTCTCTTTTCTTTTGAGTAGAAGAGTGCCAAACTTGCTTGCAGCGCTGAACTTTTTCTTTATACCATACTTTATAATCAGGCCTTTCTCTTTTATTTTCTTTCCAAGCAACGGTTGCTTCTTTACCAATTTTACCTTTGTATGGGCAAGGAGTACCAGCCATCTCCATAGCATTAAAAACCCTAGAATCTTGACAAAGAATAGATACTGATGCCACTTTCATACCAGTATCGTATAAATATTTAGAAAGTTTTAATCTTTCACAATTTTCATCTCTTACAGTCTTTCCCCCTGAAAAACCAAATACCTGCCCTTGGAAAGCACCAGAGCGTCCTACAGTACAAAGATCTTGCGAATAGGACATAATGCTTGGAGCTATCGCTGACGCTGGAGGAGCCTCGCTCTTGACGTTTTGGTTAATAGTTTGAGTAGAATTAGATTCGTTAATATTTCGGTTTGTATTATCAGATTTAGTATTATTTTCGTTTACGTTTCGATTATCGGTTGTGACATTTGATTCTGAGGTTGACTGATTAATATTGGTGTTTTGATTTGTATTAGAGCTGGTCGAAGTCGAATTATTGGTATTTGTAACATTTTGATTAACGGTTGAATTAACCGTTGAATTAGATGTAGAAGTCGAAGTATTGACGTTGCTATTTGTATTAGTGTTATTTGAGGTCGAAGTGTTTACATTCGTATTGGAGTTAGTCGAAACATTCGTGTTGGAATTTGTGTTAGTCGAATTGTTTGTGTTAGTCGATACGTTAGTGTTGCTATTCGTGTTGGAATTTGTGTTGGAATTTGTGTTGGTATTTACGTTTGTATTAGATGTAGTCGTATTATTTACCGTATTTAAACTATTGTTTTCGCAATACTGAGAACCGTTGGTACAAGCTGTACCAGACTGTTGAGAAGATTGAGCGCTAACATTTACAGACAAACCAATAACCAAAGTCACTAAAAAACCAATAGCCGACCAGACTATTAAGCTATCATGCTGTTTTTGCTCCTTGTCCATTGTTGCACCAAATCATATTATTTTTTAAATTTAGAAACTACTTGATCCCAAAGCTCAGGTTTGAATTTTTTTACAGACCAAGCTAAAACTACTGCTACTATTACTAATGGTATTAATATATCCATATTAAGCTCCTTTAAAATATGCTGGCAATCCAATCATAGGTCTACCGTCATACTTGTTGCTTTCGGCATTTTCGCCACTAGCATCATTATAATGCAAAAACACCTGTCCGCAATCTTTACCTTTAAATGATTCACGCCAATGCTCTAGATCGCATCCACGATACATCAGCATATCGCCTGGTTTTAAGTTTACTTCTATCCCTTTTTTACCTTTTTCACCTGATGGTTCTAGAAATATAGGCCAATCATCACCACCTAAGTTCATGGTGGTAGATATCTCGCAAGAATGTCTATCTATATGTCTTTTTAACTCATCACCTTTTTTATAAATTCTTGCGTATGAGTATGTTTCAGTTAGCTTTACACCTGATTCTTTTTCCATAATTGGTTTTACTTTTTGCAATAAAGTTTCCATAACTATATCTGCGTAATGAGAATAAGTTTCAGGTATTTGTTTATCATTCCAAATACCAAAATATTCAGTAAATTGTGATATATAGTTTTCATCAAATAAATGTCTTGCTACTGCTCTTTTATTTAAAAAGTATTGATAACAAAAATCGGCTAGTTCTTTTGATATAGCACCTTTGATTACTTGGTATTTATTTTTCTTAAAACTCATTTAAATGGATATCCTAAATTCCAACACACTAAGGAGTGTCGTATTCCTTTGGTTACTGGTTTGACTCTATGCCAAACAAAAGATGGAAAGATAATTACACTACCTTTCTTTCTAATTTCTTCACATATTCTTGACTGTGAGCCTTCGTCTGTGTTTCTAAAATCAAACTCTAAATCACCACCTTCATATTCATTAGGATCAGTAAGCGATACAGTCATGCTAAGTTTTCTTAACTTACCATGTACATTTTGATTTTCAGGATTATCATAAGGCTCTTCGTAAGAGTCGCAATGCCAATCGTAAAACTGACCTTTTTTATATTCGGTAAATTGACAAGACTCTGACCAATCCCATTCAAAATTCCAACCAGCGTTAGCATTTGCTTGGTGTATGTAAGGTTGTATTTCTTTGTATATCCATCTATCTGACATCCATACAACATCAGACTTTCTTTTCTTTTGAATGTTTTTAAGTTCTAGTTTGGTAAGTTTTTTATTATCTCTACCAGCTTCACCTGTAAGAGCGGTTTGTTTATCTTGCTCTTGACCATAACGAACTATATCATCACATATTCTTTCGGGTATAACGGACTGAAAGTACCAGTAATAATATTTTAGGTTCATCTTCTCTCTTTTAAGAGATTAGTATAAATTAGATGTATTTTAAAAGATAGGTTGTTGTTAGCTTGGCCAATCGTCAGCTTTAACTTGTCTAAACACTTGCCTTAAATCCCACATACTTGATGCTGTTTTAAAAGCTGGTTCT